TGTCGCCCATCAATGTGCCATCTGCCAAAGGAAGCTCAAGAAACTCCGCATCGCCAAACTGATCAATGACATCGTTCCCAAGGTTCAAAGCATCGTTGTATGCCTGACCATACTCACTTCTAAGCTCGCGCTCGACTTCACCAACGTAGGCTTCATAGTCAGCCTGATCTGCTTGAGCGCCCTCAATGGCCTTCTGATTCCACTGATCTGCCAACGCTTGCGCCTGGCGTTGAGTAAGTCCTGCCTGGTGTGCAGCTGATGCAAACCAATCAACCATTCCCTGGTCTGTCTGCTCGCCCTCTGGGATATTGTGAGTAATCTCATACCCTTCACTGGTTTCTGGGAGCCCAAGCTTTTGGAAGATCTGCCGATAGTCATCATCAGTTGCTGACTTTCCAGGCAAAGCAATCTTGTCAGCACCAATCATCGATTGAGCATGGACATAGCTTTTCGCTAAAGCACCAATATCGTTGATGTGTTCAAGTGAGCGATGACCCCTAACTTCTTCTGGGATACTATCGCGCCAATCAGACTGAGCTACCTCAACAGCTTCTGGGGCTTCTGAGACTTCAGCTACCTGTTCTTCACTCATCAGTTTGTTCCTTTATCACATTGTCGGACAGCATGGATTGTAAGAACAGAACGACTGTACGCTGTCCCTCACAGTACGCTTGCTCATGCGGCAAATCTGAAAACGTAGGTCTGAAAATGTAAAATCGGTTGCGTAGGTCATCAAGAACAACCTCACCATCATCAGATTCAAACAATGCTTTGTATCTAGCTTTTAATTCTTTTGGAGTTCTCATGCTGGCGATTCATCCCATTTCAGAGTGATTGTACCGTTAAACTTTTTGTCACCCTGATCTTCTGGCCTGTTACGCAGACCAAGAGGCGCAAGTTGTCTGACATACTTGTCTTTCTGTTCAACCTCTAATCGTCTGCGCTGAACTTCTGCCATCGCAAGCTTTGGATCTGTTGGCAAGGGCTGAATTACAATATCAACAATTTCATCACGCAACACTTCAGCCTGGAACGCTCGTGCGCGACGATAATCATCATGCGCTTTTTCACTATCATTGATGTGTCTCAGAACTGTTCTGTAATGCGGAAACTCGTCAGACTTGCAAATCCGTGTCAATGACTCCCCATCAATCAGGCGTTCACAAATCTTCTTGAACTGATCCTGTGTTATTCGCTCTTTCTTCATAGATTATTTGCTGCCCTTATCATCGGTGCGGCCGCTCCTGCTGCTTCTGCAGCCTGAATCGCTTCTTGCTGCTCTGCCATCTGTTGCTGTTGCTCTGCGCGCTGCTGTCTGATTTGTGCAACTTGCTCCTCACCGCGAACCGTAGTCGCTGGTACAGAAAGCATTCGCAACAGGTACTTAGACATACCATCTACATCAATATAATCAAGTGCTGACTGATCCAACTGCGCCAGTGGCCCAAACAACTCAAGCATCCTAAGAGCAGATTGCACATCACCGGACTTCTGAGCCTTCGCAAGAGGCGAAACATATTCGATCTCAAGATCAAGATCCTGCATAAACTCAGGTGCAGGAGCAAAAGCTTTTTGCCTGACCATGATGTTGTACACGCGACTAATCAGCGGTTGCAGCAACTCAGCTTGTAATCGACCCAGAACTGGGCCAAGCAAACGCATCTTTTCCTCTGTTCTCTGCACAACTTCTGTTGCAGTCATCTGTGGCCCTTGCGCCATAATCAACTGATCAACATAGAACGCAGAGCGAATCGCCTGTCTTCGTTGCTCTTCCATGTTCAATCCAAGCGGATTGTTTGCTCCGATATTCAACGGCTCAATACGATCTCTCGTGCCACTGCGATAGAAGTTCAGTCCCCCAGGGACTGTGCGTATCGGCAACATGAACCCGTCATCAGGGACTAGCAGTGGGGGATCAACCTGTTTCTGAGCCGCCCTGATCGTGACCTCGCTCATCTTGTTGATCATTTTAATGTCGCTAAGGCAACTCATTGCTGGCGATCGTCCATAGCCAATCTCAAAACTCGCCTTGAGATATCGAGGAGCGACATAAGGCATCTCATCGAAACCTGATTCCGATAAGATTTTTTTGTTCTTTGGATCAATGTAAACAGATGCAAATGGTTTATTCTTGTTATCAACCTTGACGGGATCACGCTCATCCCGTGGATAGACCGCGTGAATACAGCGAATCTTTTCGTATGGGTTGGTTTCAGCCTTTTTGACAATTGAGTTATCTACGTTGTCTGCGCCAAACTGCATGATGAAAGCTCTGGCTGGAAGATGGAACTCACGGTATACAGTATCGACCCGACCCTTGTTATCCTCTGACAAGAATGATTCACGGCAATGCCTGGTCTGAAAGTTAACCTGAAGATCAGGATCAGACTCAATAAACATCACTCCTGTGCCGAAACAAATTAGATCGTGATATAGCTCGTGTATCTGTTCTTGAAAGTTGGACCGTGCAAAAGCCATGTACATATCATCTTCAACGGACTCAAGCCATTCTTTTGCCGCATCATTGTTGATCAGACTACGATCTCTATAGCGCAATGAAAACCAACGGGTGGACGCATTTGTTAACATTCCATGCAGAGATGCAGCGAGCAACTCAGAAGCCAGGATTGCTGTGCTGTCAAAAATTAACTCTGTGCGTTTATCTCCGTCAGTGCGCTTCTTGGTAACATCCGCTTTTCGGGGTACAACAAAGTCAGCAATCTCTTGCCAATGTGATTCCCAAACCTGACGCTGTTGGTACAGAGAATCAAATCGCCTCATCAATAAAACTGCTAACGGATCTGCCATCCTACTGTCCTAATAAAGTTTTCCTTTCAACCCTTGCTCGACCAGTGACTCCCTGCGAACTAGTGCGAATCCCTCTTGCTCTTCTCCTGCGATACTGCTCAGATGTTTGCGCCATTTCAGATTCGCCTGAAGCTGGCGTGACTGTAGCCGGCTTAGGTTGATTTCTTGTTTGATCAACGGCTGAGACTGAATCAGGCCCTAAACCGGTCATCCTTTTCATATCTCGTTGCGTTCTTTGACTTGTTTGCTGAAATTGATCTTTCTCCATTGAGAATGTATCCCCACTTTCTCTTGAGGGAGAAGGATCAGCCGGTAGCACCTCGACGTTCTGCAAAGCGCGTCTAGCTTTCTTCCTCTGAGGTCTACCCATAATCAACTCCAAAAAAATGGTAACTGAAGATCAACTCCATCTTCAGTTTTAGTTGCGCCAAAATGGTACAGCAACTCCTGATTCTCATTCTCACCCCGTACTATCTCACATCCGAGCGCGTATAGCACACCGCTAACTGTGTTGACAAGAGATCGACTGAAGAACCGCTTCCGATAGTTAGGAAGCACAATTGCATGAATCGTCCATATATGCTCTTCATTCTCAGTGCTATAAAACCAAAGCCAGCCAGCAATATGTCCTCGCTCATCAACGCATTCAAAAACAATCGCAAGGTGCAAGATACTGTAGTGAAGCGACTTGAACGGATACTGAATCTCTTCCATTGCATCTTCAAGTCTTGCCCTACTTCCTTCTAAATCAATTACTTGCGCCTTTATTGTCATCCTTTATCGAGCCTATCAGAGTTCTTGAGTAGATTTTCTCGTCGCCATTCTCGCTCGTCAGACCTCTAGGGCCAGTAACAATAGTGCGTTGTCTACCGAGCCTTTTTGGATCTCGCATTTTTCTTTGTTGTCTTTCGACCTCTGCTGGCTTTACCGCCTTCATTGGTGGTGCGGGTGGAGGAGGAGGTGGTGGCGGCGGTGTTGGAACGCTTGGTTTGAACAGGTTCGACATTACAAGCTGACTCCGAGTGGGTTGTATCTTGAATCCGCAATCGCTTGCGGAGGCTTCTGATACTGCATCTTAGTGTCTTTGATACCGACTGCCAAGTATCTGAAAGCATCTGCCGCATGGCTTGACCAATCGTGGACAGGCGTTGTCCTAAAGCTTCTCGACTTTTCGTTATACTTGCGATGGTACTGGCGCAAGCACTCCAAGCCTTCTTTGCAGTTTGTGTGATCAAACCAACAACGGGGGAGCAGCATTTGCGCTGCGTGGATGCCATCCTCAAGCGGAAGCTTTGGAACGACTCTGAAATTGATTCCCAGATCATACGCAATCTCTCTCCTCGACTTTCCTGACCCAAGCTCTCTCACCTCAATATCATGCGGTGCGTTATGAGCCCCGTAGAAGTACCCCTTCTGCTGTAAAACCTTTGCATAGTGAGGTAGCCCCTCATTCCTGTTCTCATAAAAGTCTATCACATGAACAGAGCGCCCCACTGTCTGGGTAAACCAGATGGCTGTTGAATCCCCTATACCCAGATCCCACCAGGTTTCTACTGGAGTAGATGGACTGTAGGGTACGTCATCGATGCGCCCCTGTTCCTGGAGAGCCTGTAGCTCTTTTCCAAAAATCGCACCCGCTACATTTGCAACCCAAGAACACTCAAACTCCTGCTCAAACTGATCAGCGGTCATCATCTGCTTGGCAGCGTCTAGTTCCTCTTCATCAAGTATCTGTGTCTGACTCGCCTTATAGATAACTGTATACCAATCAT